TGCCTTGCAAATCATGCCCAATGGTCGCTGGGCCAGATCATCGGTTGGCGTACTTGTAGCCAGACAGAATGGCAAAACCCACATGATGCGCATGCGTATCTTGGCTGGCCTTTATATTTTTGGGGAAAAAAATGCCATAGCCATGAGCCAGACCCGGCAACTATCGCTGGACACTTTTAAACAAACAGTAGACATGGCCGAAAGCCTGGATTGGATGCGCAAACGAATTAAACGAGTTTCCCGGACTAACGGCCAAGAGGAGTTAGAGGTTTACTGTCACCACTACCCCAAATCTTGTGGGGGTAAATGTGAGCGCATTAGAAAATACTCAATTAGAGCAGCGACATCAGAAGGGCCACGCGGTAGCACCGCTGATTTATTGTATGTCGATGAACTCAGAGAAATTGACACAGCCACCTGGGCAGCCGTCACCCCGATTACCCGAGCCAGACCAAATGCCCAAGTGTTTTGGACATCTAACGCAGGTGACTTGACCTCGGATGTATTAAACGAACAACGCCGCCGAGCATTGACCTTTGCCAGTGATCGCATGGGATATTACGAATACAGCGCGCCGGCAGGTTCATCCGTTGATGATATAGAGGCTTGGAAAATGGCCAACCCTGCTATGGGCTACACAATCAATGAACAAAACATCAAAGATGCCGCGACCTTTGATAGTCCAGATGCCTTTAAAACTGAAACCCTTTGCATGTGGGTGGATGCTATCGATTCGCCTTGGCCAATGCAGGTATGGAACGAATGCGAGTCAGATGTGATGTTGGAAGATGGACTCCCAACCTGGATGGCAATGGATTTGAATTTCAACCGCGAATTGGCCTGTCTGGTCACATTGCAACAGCGAGAAAAGGGATATGCCGTATTCTTGCACGAATGGAAAAAAGAAGGTGGCATCAACGATTTGGAATTGGCTGGGGAAATTGCAACATTGACCCGGCGTTATCGCCCAAGAGTATTGGCCTATGATCCAAACACCGCTGGTTACATTGCGCCAAGGCTTGCCCAGGCAGGTGTGCCGGTTGCGCCAACACCTTGGAACTCTGCCAACTTTGCCATCATGTGCGATCAAACCATGAATGCCATGCAGTCCAGGCAGTTGCTACATCCAGCCCAAGAGACTATGCACAGCCATTTGGTCAGTTGCGCTAGACGGCCAGCGAGTGATGGCGGTTGGCGCATTGCCAGGCGCGCCGCACAAGTACCGATCAGCGCGGCAGTTGCTTTGGTAATGGCGGTGGGTCACGCTACCGAACCACAGCAAAGTGTGAGTATAGTAAGCGCATAACCCTGCCTTGGGTTCTCATCGAGGCTGGCCAGAGTTACAAGAGGGATCAAGACCACTAGGACACTCTGGCCAGTTGATGTGACAACACGCGTAACAACCTGACATACCCTGACAAAATTATCGAAAGTCAGTTGCTTGTGATGTAATGACAAAATGGGATTCATAGATTTTTTGTTGGGTACGCCCACTGAAAAGCCACAGATCGAAGCGCGCGCCGGCATTGCTATCCCGTTTTATCAGGATGCCTATTTCACGCCTTTCAATACTTTCAGGGTTGACCGATCCAGTGCTATGCAAGTGCCGGCGGTGGCCCGCGCTCGAAACATTATTGCTGGAACTATTGCAACCCTTGGCCTTAACTCGTACAACGAAATTACAGGCGCAAAAGTTGAAGGCCGAAGCATTTTAAAACAACCTGACCCAGCGTTACCCTTGGCAGTAACAATGGCTTGGACTGTTGAGGATTTACTATTTCATGGCCGATCATTTTGGCAGGTGTTAGAGGTAAACCCAGAGGATGGCCGACCAACACAAGCGCGCCGAATTGATCCGACTCGGGTCACATTCACAACTGATTTAAATACCCAAGAAATCGTAAATGGTTTTTACATTGAAGGCGGTTTGATGCCAGCCACAGGTGTGAACTCATTAATCATGTTTAGCGGTATTGATGAAGGCATACTCAACCGAGGTGGCCGCACCATTTCAACAGCGTTGAAGTTAGAGGAAGCCGTACAGCGTATGGCAAGCGAACCTAACCCAACAATGGTGATCAAAAATAGTGGCGTTGATTTACCGCCAGAGCAGGTATCAAGCCTACTGGCACAGTGGAAGCAAGCCCGAGCCACACGATCAACCGCTTATCTTTCAGGCCCATTGGATGTTACAACCTTTGGTTATGATGCCGGACAAATGCAGTTAACTGAATCCCGTTTGAACACTGCAGCCGAAATTGCCCGTATGTGCAACATCCCTGCCTGGTACATCAACGCCGAATCAGCCAGCGCCACTTACTCAAACGTAAGCCAAGAGCGCCGAAGCCTTGTTGATTTTAGTTTGAAACCATTTATGAGTTGCATCGAGGAACGATTGACTATGAATGATGTCACCCCAAGAGGCCAAAAGGTTCGTTTTGATCTAGATGATTACCTACGCGGTAACCCACTTGAACAAATTGAAGTCCTTGGCAAAATGCTTGAATACGGCTTAATTGATGTAGATGAAGCGCGTGAAGAGATGGACTTAGCACCGAGAGGAAACCCAGCGAATGCAACTTAGTTTTGAAGGTCAAGTATTGGCCGCAAATGTTGAAACCCGTACCATTAAAGGCCTTGTTGTGCCGTTTGCTAAAGTCGGCAACACATCCGCTGGCCCAGTGCGCTTTGAGTTTGGCGCGTTTGGTGAAATCGATGCCAGTCAGATTGTTTTAAACATGGAACATGACCGCACACGCCCATTGGGTCGCGGTATCGCTGGCAGTGAGGAAGTCACACCGGCTGGCATTTCAATGGCATTCAAGATTGCGCCAACCGGTGCGGGCAATGATGCTTTGGTTGAAGCCTCCGAAGGCTTGCGCCCAGCATTTAGCATTGAAGCCAATGTCAATGAATACACCATTGAAAAAGGTGTGATGGTCGTTTCCTCTGCTCGGATGGAAGCCGTCGCGCATGTCACTAACCCAGCGTTTAAGGATGCACAGATTTCCCAAGTCGCAGCCACAGAGGCCGATGAGGAAAACCCAGAAACCACCGAGGCGGAACAACCTGCCGAGGAACAACCACAGGAGATACAAGTGGAAGAAACAACCGCACCAGTGGCAGATGAAGTGACCGCAGCAGCGGTTGTTACTGCCGCAGCACCGGTGGCTTACACAAAGCCACGCTCACCAATCAACAGCCAAGCCTCGTACTTGGAACACAGCATCAAGGCCAAAATGGGCAACCATGATTCAGCCCAGTATGTTATGGCAGCCGATGATTCATTCAGCACAAACCCAGCGTTTACCCCAGTGCAGTATGTAAACAGCGTTATCGATACATCCATCGGATCACGCCCAGCCATTGATGCAATTGGCTCACGCGCCATCACTGCATCAGGCATGGTCATTAGCCATCCAAAAATCACAACCAGCGGTACAGTAGCCGACACCAATGAAGGTGCTGGCCCATCCGAAACTGGCATTGTTTCGTCATACGTCAACTTAGATGTAAACAAGTTTGCAGGAATGCAGCGCTATTCAGTAGAACTACTTGAGCGCTCAAGCCCAGACTTTTTTCAGGCAATGGTCGACAATATGACACGCGCATACAACAAGGCAACTGACGCAGCCGTTATTGCAGCACTAACCGCAGGTGGCACACAGGCAACCGCAACTGCAGCAACATCCGCTGGCATCATTTCCTATGTATCAACTGAAGCACCTGCCGCTTACCTAGCAACAGGTGAACTACCAAGCGCATACATTGCTGGCACATCCCAGTGGTCATTGCTAATGGGTGCAACCGACACAACTGGTCGCCCAATCTACAATGCATACAACCCAATGAACAATGGCGGCGTGGCAGGTCCACAGTCCCTACGCGGTAACGTGCTTGGACTTGATCTGTATGTTGATCCAAACGCAGTGGCAACAACCATTGATGAATCAGCATTCATTGTGACCCCATCATCCGTTGCGATCTATGAATCACCGATCTTACGCATGTCCACAAACGTGGTTACATCTGGCGAAATCGAAACAATGCTATACGGCTACCTAGCCGTAGGCGTTTTGGTTGCCGGTGGCGTTCGTCGCTTTAACTTGACCTAAATCAAGTTAGTTAGAAGTGTGGGAGGTGCGGCCCTGTGCCTCCCACACACTTACAAGAATTGGAGTAAATAATGGCACTGATCACACTAAGCGAACTCAAAAGCGTTTTAGGCATTGGTGACATATACGCTGATTCGATTGTCCAGGCGGTAGCAGACAGCGCCGAAAACATAATTTTGTCTTACCTAACTTTTGATGATGTGTCT